CACCGTCTGCCGGCGCGCCGAACGCGCCGCGCTCCGTGCCGACGCCAGATACGGCGTCGACTCCACGGCGCTGGTCTGGCTGAACCGGCTTTCGGACTATTTCTACCTGCTGGGGCGCACCCTCACGGCCCATTATGCCGTCGACGAGGTCCTGTGGATTCCCTGACCTGGCCGGGTATGTAAAATGCGAAGCGGCACATTCCGGGAATCGTGCCGCTTCGCATTGATTTATTTTGAGGCCGCCGGCCTCAAAATCGCTTTTTAGTATTCTTCCTCGTTGAAGAAGAAATCGTCCTTGGAGGGGTAGTCGGGCCAGATGTCTTCGATAGATTCGTAGATTTCACCCTCGTCTTCTATCTCCTGCAGGTTTTCGAGCACTTCGAGCGGCGCACCCGAACGTACTGCATAGTCGATGAGTTCATCTTTCGTTGCGGGCCAGGGGGCATCTTCGAGTTTCGATGCCAGTTCAAGCGTCCAATACATAGTCACAATATTTTTAAGTTCCCAATTGTCAACGGATTATTTGTCCTCAAGGGGTGTTAACCCGTTATGGCTGATTTGCAAAAGTATAAAAAAAACGAGAAAAACAAAGAAAAATCGGCAAAACATCGTGCGTGTGTTATTATGTGGTTGGTAACCAATGTTTTGAGCGGTGAAAAAAACTCGGCTGCAAATTGCGGCGAAAGGGTTTTGCCTCCTCCGGCGGGCGGCGTTCCGTGGAATATGCCGCCGTCGTTTTTTTGCGGAGTTCGTTTTTTATCGTATTTTTGTTATGATATAATCGGCATTTCGAAAATTCCACTTTGAAATAATCGGATTTCAACCTCC